CTCCCATACCCACACCGGGCTTACCGAGGATAGCCATAAACGGATCCGCTGAAGTAGCAGCATTAAGGCCTACCACCTGACTAGCAAAAGCCTGCCTTCTTCTCTGCAGTTGTTCTGCCTGTAAGCCTTTGACAAGGGCCTCCTGCCCTACGTCTGCCATACCGTAACCCATACCTCGAGCTGCTTGAGCTCCTCTAACTTGTTGCTCAAGCTCTCGTGACAATGCTGGTGGTAACGCAGCCCCTGCAGCCAGCTCTGACTGAGCCTGCCTGTTGAGCTCTGCCATTAATGCGGCCTGCTCTGGGTTGGCTTGCCTGAAGGCCTCAGTGGCTCTAGGGCCTAGCCTTTCGACTGCTGCTATGTCGCCTTCCCTAGTGACATCAAGTCCAGCCACATCGGCTCTGGCGAGTCCCGGCATTATGTCCTGCTCATAGAGCTCGAGAAGGCCGGGAGTTCCTTGGCTACCTCTCATGACATCCCTGAGAATCTCAAGGTTCAGTCTTGCCTCTGCTGGTCTGCCGTATTCCTGACTAGCCTCTGCAGCGTAGAGCTCTGGTGCGAGGTCTATCTGCGCCTGCAAAGTGTCTCTTGTTTCTTTCGCGTAATCCCGTGGGGGAGGAGCGTCTGCGCTATACATTCCCATAATTGTCTGTCTGGTATTGCCTGTGTAGTTTTGTGAATTCTCTCATTGCCTTCCAGCCGCCGCACAGGTAAACGGTTGCAAATATAACCTCGTGATACTGACTCTTGAGCACATCAGAGTGTGCTCTCTTTACTTCTTTGTCCGACTCCTCCCACTTATTTGCATCGAGCCACGCGTTGCAGCTCATGATGATTAGAGGGAGAAGGAAGCTGCTGTTGGCTATATAAAATTGATTGCTTGTGAGTGTGACCATCCAGTCCATCTCAGCCTTGATTACATCCTCGTCATTGATCTTCTTATCTCCATCAATGAAGTCATCAATGTCATGAGACCTTGTGGCGAATGTCTCCACGAACAACCACGCCTGCTCATTGTTATGAGTCAGACGCATGAAGTCTTCTTTTATGGAGTGGTCGAAGTGCATTAAGAAAGCTTTATGATCTGAATGTGACTGTAGATCTCTGCTCTGCCGAGTGACGCAGCTCTGCCTAACCCGAAGCTTGTTTCACCTTCATCGGCCCTGAACCTTAGCTCAAAAGTTTTTTGGCCGCTTATCTGGAATACTCCTGCAATATTTGACCAGTATGTCTCAGTATCGGAGCTGCCAAAGTAAACAGATGATCCGTTAATTTCAGTCTGACCGTCAGTTACGTTGTAGAGCCATCCTGTTATGTTGCCCGTATCGTTGCCGGGGACTTTTGCCTGCACTGCGTAGGTTCCTGCCTCAAGTATAAATTGATTTGCGCTTAAGCTCGTAACGATGCTGTTAGGATCGGAAAGAGTGTTAAGCACTCTGGTTGTGTCCGTGTTTGCGACAGATGTTCCCGCGTGAATAGAGTTGAGTTGTTGCTCCCATATTTGAGCTGCAGCTATGGAAAGCGATGATTTAGCTTCCCACTGAATAGCACCAGTAGAGTCTGTGCTTATAAACTTGTCAGCACCGTCTGTGTTTAGCTGGCTAATGTTAATTGTGTCAGTGCCGTCTTGCGCTGCCCACTCAGGGTTAGCTCCTGCCCCTTTGGTTTTCAGGAATTGACCGTCACTGCCCGGGGACAACTTAACAAGGTCGCCGTCAGCGTTGTAATACAGTAGCTGCCCTTGAGTCCCAGCCTCGAGCTTAGTTAGTGATAAGTTGTGATCACTGATCTTACTATTTATGTCGATTCCTTGCTCCAGCTTCGACGTAAGAACAGCTCCATCCGCAATCTGGCTGGAGTCAATGGACCCCGTGAAAGTTACGGCGGGAGAACCAAGCATGTTTAGCTTAGTGTAGGTTACCTTTTCTCCGTCAGAGAAATTGTATCCCGGGCCTATGATGACTGATAGTGGCATAATATTAAGCTGTTATTATTTTGTGACCAGATGCGGCCATATAAAATTTGTAAGCGGTATAGTTGGCCGCTACTGAAGTAGATGGCGCTTGCCTGACAGCTGCGTAAACATAATCGTTTTGATGCAACTCGACGTGAACGATCAATGACATGTTTTGTTCTGTGTTCTGAGATGCATGATGATGAAACTGTTCTGCTCCCGTTATCTCTGTCGAGGTTGCCGCCGAAGCGTCATACTTAAAAATAGAAGCTGCAACTGTTACTGCGTTATGTGACACCCTGCCTGACATTGAAACATTGATAGCACAGTCTATAGGGATTTCTCCCGTGTATCTTAACCTGCCAGAAGCTGGCATATCAAAATTCGTTAAGGTTGACGGGTGAATTGAAGTTGCTAAATAGGGAGCATTGAGTGCTACATATCCTCCTGCATTCGGAATAGGAGCCGCAGATAATGCTGGAGAAGTTGATTGCCTTATTGCACCAAAAGGATTTGTTTCAGATAGCGCATTTTGAGGATACCACTTTGAAGCAGTGTCACTGATAACCGTTAATGTTTCCCCTGAAGCGACCTGCACATTACTGAGCCCTGAAGGCCCCCAATCGCTACTATTTATCTGAATTATCACAGACGTTGTGTTTACTATGTTCTTTACCGTTATGAACCCTGAAGTGGGTTGCGGCAGAGTAAACGGAGAGCCTGAGGCACTGCTTATGACGTTGTAGAGCTTAGTGTCGCTGACAGTATTGCTGCTGGTGTCATTGTAGGTCTGTCTGAAGGTGTGCGGAGCATTGAGCGATACTTCAGGGTTTCCGCTCCCGTCTCCGTTTGCGACTGTGAGCCCTGTAGCCCCTGTAATGCTTCTAACGTTAGCAGCCCCGCTGCCGTCAATTGATACAAGACCCGCAGTCCCACTCAAGTTATCGATTGAGCGAATGTTTCCATTCGCGTAATTAAGCTGCTCTAAAGCAGTGATGAATTCTGCGCGAGTAACCGAGTCCGAAGGTATCGGCCCGTTGACTGCGTCCACTACAAAGTTTGATGTGCTATCTGGCATAATCTTTTTACCAAAGTCCTGCGTGTGTTCCTTCTCGCCGCTGTCCCGGCGTTGCTCCTGATGTCACGCTGTGAAGCCTGACTCTTCCGTTGATCCCTTCAATCTTTACCTGAAAGTAAGCGCCTCTCCTATCGACTCGCATCTTGTGCGTCCAGTATTGGTAGAGGTCAAGCTGAGTGCCTGACGTTCCCAGCACTGTCCCCGGGTCTGCGCTCTCTGTATCTAGAATGACTGAGTAGTCTTCTCTCCCGGGAGTCTCGTGAGAGTCATCCAGATTCTGGATGTCCCAGTCACTCATTGCAAAAGTCATGTATTTAGTTCTGGTGTAGCTGGCATTGTTTACTATGACAGACTCCTCTTTTACACCGTCAACAATTCCTGTGACCTTGTATTCTGGATCCCACGTTGAGATGAATACTTGCGCCTGTTGAAAGCGCCTTCTGTTCCCAGCTTCAAACCCATAGCCTCGAGTTTTAATCATGAAAGCTATCGGCCTGTCCTCAATCTTGATTGTGTCGGAGCATATAGCCTGCAGATAGGGATCCACATTGCCAAAGGGATCCTTGATGCTCACAAGAATTGGTGAAGTGCTCTCAAAATGAACTCCACAGCCATTGTCTGTGTCTGTTGTGTTCCCTGAATACCATCCGTCCTGCGTGAATCCTGTGAACAGGTTTGCTCCAGCGACCTCGCAATGATCTGCTTGCTGCTCGTCACCAACTCCCCATAGCCAACCGTCCTCAGGATCATTTGTGTTAACCGTGAGTGGCTCGATAATATCCAGCCCTCCGTCATCAGTTACTTCTACGTCAGCATCATCAACTACTTCTCGCTTGCGAGTAGCACGAATTGTTGTCCCGTTATTGATCGTGACTTTAGTTCCGTCTGAGACATGACCCTTGACTACAAGGTCACATGTGTAAGTGCCTTGAACAATTGGTCTGCTTTCCTGCTCTGCGTATTCATATAGGCCAACGATGCCGTCATAGTCTACGTAGTAGAGATGCTCCGATCCCTGAAAGTCTGCTACAAATAAATACTTAATCTTTATTGCGTCTCCCGTGTCGTAGCCTGACCACGCCCGATTAATAAAATCATACACGAGCACAGCATTGTTCTGCTGGCCGCCATCAATCGGGACACTTAGGTAGTATCTATTGCGCCAATAAGCTGCAGAGGCTGTCTCTTTAGCTGCCCTGAAATCAATCCTGTCAATGAGTGGCTGTATAGGCGTGCTCTGGGGCTCTGATATGCCCTGTAGCTTGTTTTGCTCGGTCAGCATTAAGCTAACCACACCACGCTGTGAAAGGAACCACAGGTCATTACCTACGCTTGCTACAGACCTCGTTCCAACGAGCCCGTATTCTGTTGTGACTTGATCGAGGACAGCATTTGTTCCCCAGTCGCCTACCAGATTGGACACGGTGTAAATGCTCGTGTCCTTGAAGATAACAACTGTCTGATCATTGAACTTAAAGATTCTGCGAATGTTATCGCTGTCACCTTGATTGATCTTGAACGAGCTGTAGACAGGATCGTAATTTGTGTAAGAAAGAATATCTGAAACAGCTACGTGATCAGATTTGTATCCTGCCCCGGGCCTGTGCGGGACAAGGAGTCTATTCTGGAAGAATAGAGTTGTGTCTGAGTTAGGTATTGAGTCAGTGCCGTCATCTGCATCAGGTGCCTCGACAAAACCTTCTTCGAAAGAGGACAATACAAGATGCTTTTCATCAGGCCCTCTTGATAAAATGACTTTATCAAACGCCTGAGTGAACCAGTACTTTGATACCGTGTTACTGCTGGTGAATTCTGACGTAGGAACGGTTAGCCCAACGCTGCAGGGAATAGGCTCAATGTTGTTTCCGTATCTAGCTCGATACAGAGTAACTGAAGTTCCATCAATCGATGCCGCGATCAGGATCCAATCATTACCATTGGGGTCGTTCCAGACTCCCACTCCGTAGACTTGACCGAGAGTTGTGCTGATCTGCCTTCCCCAGTTTATGTCGCCTTCGCCCCATTCGATGGGCCAGTCAAAACCGTAACGGTTAAACCACGTAAGTGGCATGACTCCCTTGCGGGGCTCTGCTACTCCGTAGCGGAAGCGAGCATTGACAGCTTCTGAAACCAATCCAGCGGGAAGCATATGAGGCTGCTGCCTCATGTCTACACCTACAAATCCGTTGTCCCCTGCCGTAATTGGCGGGTCATCGTTGGTGGTGTAGTTTCTGTCTTCTCTCATGTATAAAATCCAATTTTACTTAAGACTGAGTCTAGCTTTTTATTGCTGTTCTCCCAGTTGAGCATCATTCCTCGCTCTGAAGCTCTCAACGCTTTTGCTACACCTCTCTCGTTACGGACCTCTCTCATTCGGTCTATCAGGCTGTCTTGTTTAGGGACTGCCCAGAGACCGCCGTTAGAGTAATGCGCCTCAGACTCTCTCAAGTCAAAGTCAACAGGGTAACCTACTGACTCATCAAAGAACTCTGTAATTCCACCGAAAGGAACTGCAATGACTGGCCTCCCTGTGGCCATAGCCTCATGCTGCATGAGACCCCACCCCTCTCCTTTAGACGCACTCACAAAGCAATCAAGCCCTGCATACCAGTTAGACAAATCTTTTCTTGTCCAGAACTGACGAGTAAAACTTACTCTGTCATCATCAACATCTATCACAGGATCATCAGGGAAGCACTTAATGCTTAACCTGACATCTTTTACCCTCTTAGGGAACGCTTTCTTCCACGCTCTGAGAACGTCCTCAAAGCCTTTCCTGCAGCCTCCTGCCGCTGTCCTCCCAGCCACACCGAAAACAAACTCAGAACCCTGTTTCTGTGGCCTGTAGTGGAAGACATCCGTGTCTATCCCCATAGGAACCTTGACCATTGTCTTCCTGATTCCCTGCGCATTAAACAAACATAAATTAAAGTCGCTCGGCACAACAATCAGATCTGCCTGATTCAAGTTAAGCACTGCTTCCTTATGAAGCCTCGTGGTCTCCCACATAGTGTTATACACAAGCTTCTTTTTGCCTGTAGGGCTGAATGACGGACAGTGAACAATCATCTCCCAGTCATCTTGCTGCTGCTTATGCACAACAGACTCCATCACCACTCTCGGGATAGGAGCCTTACCTGCCTCGCTTCGCACTGGCCAACAGTGTATGTCTCGGCCTAATTTAGTGAGTCCCTCAATGACTCTTATTAAATGCAATGAATAGCTGCTATAGCCATCCACTACTCCTCGCACCACACCTCGTTTTGTTTTCAAATATTAACCTCGCAGTTTACCTCGTTCGTGTTCCAGATCTCTGAGCATACTCACAACATCTAGTCTTTCTGACTCAGAGATCCTGCTGTTTAACTTGCCTTCCAGTTTCTTGATCTGTTTAGCAATCGCATTGTCAGCAGCTGATAGGGTCAGCTTAACAGCATTGCTCGAGTTAACAATTCTTTTGACAACCCAAAACAACAGCAGTATTCCTACGGCGTAGTAAACCAGACTGATGCCTCCGGGAAGACTGTTCTCAAGAGCAGATAAAGAAAACTGGTCGCCATTGCCGCGCTCATTATTGTCAACAGTCCAGTCAACGCGAGTCTGACCATCGTGT